GCTGATCTGGTTCCAGATTCCCATGAACCATGTGGCGAAGCTGTTCCAGAGTCGTTTGCCCGTTTCGGTTTGGGTGAAGAACCATGTCAGTGCGGCGACGACCGCGCCGATGGCTACGACAAGCATGCCGATCGGATTCGCATCCAAGGCAGCGCTGAATGCCAATTGCACGGCGGTAGCAGCCTTGGTCACCGAGCTCCACGCCGATTGGGCGGCCTTGACGATATTGAACGAGCTGGCGAGTTGCTTCAGGCCGCCCGCCGCGCTTCCCACGTCGGATAATTTGCCGATCAGATCGAATGCGGCCGTGGCGGTCTTCTCCACGCCGGAGGCGGTCGCGGAGATGGCCTTCAGTCCGCCGGAAACCGTTTTCAGCCCGGTCGAGACGATGTCCCAGCCCTTGACGGCGAGCAATGCGACGGCGATGGCTTTCAGGGCGCCGGACACCAGCGCGCCGTTCTGCTGCGCCCACTGCCCGACCGACTGCAGCCAGCCGCCCACGGTCATGAGCGCGCCGGTGAGCGTGTCGAGGACCGCCGCGAACCGCTGTGCCGCCGATCCCGCCGTCTGCCCGGAGTTGTCGAAGCCGAGCGCCTGCGATGCGGCCGAGACGAGCGCCGTGGCCACCGATGCAAGTCCGGTGGCGAGGTTCGCCAGCGCATGCAGGAAGGGCTGGAGAGCACCTGTCTCGATGAACGTGTTGACGAACGTCTTCGCCCATCCCGCGGCGTTGGCCAGGGACTGCGCGGCCGATGCGAGCAGATTCCCGAGCGCGGAGACGATGCCACCGAATCTCGAGGAGGCCTCGCCGCCGAGGTTCAGTTTGGAGGTCAGCGAGACCATCGCGGCAGCCAGGCCTGACAGCTGCGCCCTGAGGCTCGTGACCGATGCCATGAGCATCTGGATCCCCGGCAGGTTCCGGACGAACGTGGAGAATGAGGCGAGCTTCGCCTGCGCTGTGGGGATTGCCTGCTCCAATCCCTTCTGCAATCCGGCGCCGACTTTCTCCAGCGTCGGTTTCACGGCGGCGGTGAACGAGTCGATGAGCGGTATGGCCTGGTTGAACAGGCCTCGCAGGCCGTTGAGGACCGGCGTGGCCGCGGTCTCGCCGAGTCGGCTCAACGCGGCCTTCACGTTGGCCAGGGCGCCGGCGAACGTGGTGCCGGCGCTCTGGGCGGCACCGCCCAATCCTTCCTTCATGGCGTCGGCGAAGGTCTGGAAGTCGATCTTGCCGTCCGAGACCATGTCGGACACTTCGGCGCTGGTCTTGTTCAGGTGCTTGCCGAGCATCTGGAGGACCGGGATGCCGCTCGACATGAGCTGGAGCATGTCGTCGCCCTGAAGCTTTCCTCGAGCGGCGACCGATCCGAAGATCGTGCCGATGTCGGTGAGGCTTCTGCCGCTGATCTGCGCGGTGTCGGCCACGGTCTTGAGGACCTTGGTGAGCTCGCCGCCTTCCTTGATGCCGGATGCTGACAGGCTGGCCGCGACGGTCGCGGCGTCACCCAATCCGAACGCGGTGCCTTTGACGGAGGCGAGCGCGTCGTTCATGATTTCGGTGACGCTGGCGCTGTCGTGGCCGAGGCCTTTGAGCTTGGCTTGCGCGTTCTCGATGTTGAGGGCGCGGGTGAAGCCGCCTTTGGCGGCCAGGGCGGTGATGCCGCCGGCGAGGGTGGCGATCGCGCCTGTGCCGACCTTGCCGATTTTGCCGAACGCGCCGCCGATTTTCGAGATGAGGGTGTTGGAGCCTTTCTTGGAGGCTTTGTTGACGGCGTCGCCGATGTCGCCTTCGATGCTTTTGCCGAATCCTTTGCCGGATGGTTCGACGTGGACGTATGCGACGCCGATGTCCTGTGCTGCCATCGTGCTCCTTGCTGTGTGTCGGGATTCCGATGGCGGTCGGGATCAGAGGTCGTCGTTGATGTGGAAGTAGGCTTTGAGCCGTTCCCTGTCCTCGCGTTGACGGCGGGTGAGGTTGTGCGTCGGGGTTGGCGGGTGGAGTGGGTCGTGCTCGTGGTCGAACCATGGGCGTTTGCGTTGTCCGGACAGCGTCCAGACCGCCTGTTCGGCTCCGTCGGGCGCGTAGACGGCGTTCTGCAACGCCATCCACGAGTGGCTTGTGTGGTCTTTGAGGATTTCGCGGGTCAACGCCCAGGCGAGTCCCCCAATCGACTCGTGGACGTTGGCCTTCAACCCATTCCTGGAAGCGTACGGGCCTGTATATCTGCCCGTACGCTCGGATCCAGTCGTAGGCTAGTGCCGCGCGGTGGTTGTTCCAGAGGTGGGCGAGGTAAACGCTTTTGGGTCCAGTCCGGATTCGTCGGCCCATGCCTTCACCGTGGCGATGAGGTAGGCGATCGGACGTTCCGTCTTGCGTAGCACGTTCCAGAAGTTCGGCTTCATCGCCTGGAAGTATGCGAGGAACGCGGCCATGCACGCGCTGGTCTCCTCGTCGGAGAGCGTCGGTCTGCTCTTGATCAGGAGGATGGTCTGCACGAGTTCGATGGGCAGTTCCGCGTTGTTGAGGTTCGGCAGGTCGAGTTTGACGCCGGCGACCTCGAGGTGCACGTCGGGTTTGAGCTCCTCGGCGTCGGAAAGGTCGACTTCGACCATGTGGTAGGTGTTGTCGCTCATGTTGGCTCCGTTCTGATGTTGGCGGTTGGTAAAAGGATCCCGTGCCGTCGACCGCCATCGGCGGCACGGGAAGAATCGATGGGCTACTTGGCGTCTTCGGTGACGAGGCCCCATGCGTGGAACTGTTCGCCGTTGGTGCCCTTGAGCATCTTGAACGTCATGCTGAAGTTCATGATCTCGCTGGATTTCAGGCTCACGTCGTCACGGTCGCTCACCTTCGCGTTGGTGCCGTACAGGAGGAAGGGGCGGTCCCGCTGGTCGAGCGCGACCAGGACGAGGATCCATTCCTTCTTCAGGCCGGCGCCCTTGATGCTGATGCCGCCGTCGGATTCCACATCCACGTCGAAGTAGGCGGACACCACGTCCTTGCGTCCCTCCATCGCGGCGAGCTGGAGCGTCCAGTAGCCCGGATCCGTGTCGGACAGGACGATGTCGCCGTTGTGCGCCTTGTAGTCGGTGCTGTCGCCCGGCTCCGGATGCAGGACGGCGCCGTCCTCGGTGCTGTATCCGATCGGCTTCTTGTTGGACGGCGGCGTCCAGTCCACGCCGGCCGGGGCCGTGAACGTGCTGTCGCCCTTGGGGAACAGGAACAGCGCGTAGTTCTTGATCAGGCGCACGTTGCCGGCGGTATTGCCGTTGGACACGTACCCATAGTCGGTCGATCCGAGCCCGTCCTGCAGGCTGGTTTCGGATGCCGTCTGCTCGACGGCGATGGGTTCTTCGTTGCTGTCAGACATTCCTGTCTGCACCTCGCTTCCGTTCTGCGTGTGGCGGCACGTCTTTGCTTGTCTTTTCTTGTGTTTTCATAGTTCAGGCGACGGATACCTCGAGCAGGAGCACGCCGTACGCGCACACCAGTCTCTTGTTCTCGTCGGTCATGCGTACCGGCCCGGATTCCAATGACGCGTCGATGAGCGGCGCGACGGTTCCAAGCCCGATGATCTCCCTCGCGATGTCGGCCCACAGGCGTGCGGCCTTGTCCCAGTCGCCCGTATGGTCCTCTCTCATGCAGCGCACGCTCAGCCGCAGCCGCACGTACTGCGAGATTGGGGTGCTCATGCCTTGCATGGAGTCGGCCAGCGTGGCTTCGGTGAAGGGAGGTTCGAGGTCGCTTCGTTCGATGGTGTCGAACGTCACGTCCGGGAACAGTGTCCTCAGTTTGGGCAGGAGCAGGGGTTCCGTGCGCCGGGGAGTGACCGGGATGCTCATACGCGCATCCTTCCGAGCGTGTCCTCTAGCGTGCCGTGCGCCTTCTCCACCGGTGCCGGGCAGATGATCGCCACGCCGCTGCGGTTCTTGCCGTCATGGTCGCGGACCATGCAACGGTCATCCTCTACGGCGGCTTCGGCCGCGTCCCTCATGCGCGAGCGCAATGTCTCGTTTTTGAGGACCTGTTGGCTGAACGCCTTGCGGTTGAATACGAATCTGCATCGTTTGGCCATGCTTATCCTTCCCGTTCGCCCACGGTGATGACGTCGCCGATGTGGCGTCCGTGGAGGTTGTTCCACACTTGCGGTTTTCCTTTGACGGGCAGGAGGATGCCTCTGACTTTGATCAGGTCGGTGGCTTGGATGCCGGTCGGTTGGTTTCCGCGGATGTGGATCGTGTATTCGGTGGTCTGCGGGCTGGCGTTCTCCTCGGTCTGGTCGGTGGTGGAGGTTGGCGCGACCATCGCCTGGAACGTGCCGACGCGGACGGGTTTGCCCTGGATGGGGTTGCCGTCCGTGTCGGTGGTGGACTGGCCGCGCCACACTTCGATGGTTTCCACTAGGACGTCTCCCCCGTTGCCATGTCGACGCTGAACGCGCGCTGAGCGTTGATGCCAAGGATGCGTTTCTCGTCGTCGCGCAGCCAGAGATCGCCGGTGGGCGCTCCGAAACTGTATTGTTCGCTGAAGCTGCCGGTGGTCTGGTTCATCTGCGTGATGCCGCCGGGAATGTCGTACGGGTCGGCCTGCATGATTCTGCGGACGATGTCGCAGGTGATCTTCGTCAGCAGGCGTGGCCGTTCTTTTTGGAGACGTTGCCAGTTCGGGGAGCGTTCCTTGATGTAGTCGGTCACGTCCGCGATATGCGTGTCGGCCTTCTCGCGTGCCTCGTCGGTGAGTTTGTGCCACCTCTGTTCGAGGTCGTCGGAGGTGGCGAACACGTCTGGTTCGACAGTCATGTCGGACTCCGTCAGGCGGTGAGCAGGACGAAGCGGTTGATGTCGCGGATACGGAAGCCGACCTCGATTTCGATTCGGACGGCGAACATGTTGTGCTCCCACAGGTTGACCTGCTTGCCGTCGATGGTGATGGACGCCTGGTCGGAGATGCTGGTCTGCATTCCTTCGACGGAACCCCATGCGGCGGAGGAGAATTCGCCGCACACGCCGAGGATCTCTGCCTTGGCCGGTCCCGGTGTCTCGGATACGGCGGGCACGTGAACGCCCTTGCTGATGTAGGTGCGGTTGCCGAGCACGGTGCTCACGTCGGAGGCGGCGGTGCCGTTGAGGAACAGGGGGCGTCCGTTGTTGTCGGTCGCCTGCCGGAGCACACTGCGACCCTGGGTGCTCAACGCCCAACCGTCCACGGTTCCATCCGCTTCGGACACGAGGTCGTCGGCTTTGTTCAGGTTCTTCCACACGTCCTTGCCGATGCTGACGGTCTGCGCGCTCTTCAGGGTGTCGAAGTCCGCTCCCGGAGCGTCGACGAGACCCATGATGGTCTTGTCAAACGTGCGGGCGATGGCACCTGGCCCCTTCGCGACCACTTGGTCGTAGAGAGCGCCGAAGTCTCGGCGGAACTGGTTGGAGAACGGCATGATGACCGCGATGGTGTACGGCAGCATGTCCTTCTTGCCGAAGGTGACGCCGCTCTTCGGCTTCTCGGCGCCCTCGTTGACCCATGCGGCCTCCGGGTCTCCGATGATGATCGGCACGCGAGCGCCGTTGCCGGGCAGCTTCATTTCGGGCACGAGCTGCATGAACGCGCTCTGGTATTTTGCGGTCTGCCAGATCTCCGCCTGGGTTTCAGGGGTGAGGTCTAGACCGTTGCTTTTTCGGGTCATGGACGGATCTGTCATGATTTGTCCTTTCAAATGAATGTTTTCGCTGGTTGAATCACAGGAGCGTATTGCTCATGGCGTTGACGAAGTCCTCGCGGCTGGAGCGTTTCGCCTTGGCCTGTCCGGTGCGGGCGCTCTGGTCCGCAACCGTGCCGCGGGAACGCATGTCGGCGAACACCTTCATGAGTTTCTCGGCGTATTCGCCAATCTGCTTCTCGTCGTCGCCCGCGAGGACGCTCGGGTCGGTGATGCCGTGTTTGGTCGCGACGTTGGCGCGTATCGTGGAGAGCTCCTTCTCGTGTTCGGCCTGTTTGGCTTCGCTTTTGAGCTTCTCGTTCTCCTCGAGCGCCTTGGAGAGTTTCGATTCGAGGTCGGCAGTCTGTCCGGCCTTCTCCTTGAGCTCCTCGTAGTCGCTTTTCCTGCCGCGTTCCCTGCCGAGACGCTCGTTGATTATGCGGTCGACTTCCTCCTGCGTGAAGGTCTTCGGCTTCGCGTTGTTCACGTCCTTTGGGGCCGGAGAGTGCTGTTCCGGCTCCTGTTGGCCGTCCGCGCCGGTCTGGTTTTCTTCTGCCATGGTTGGTGGCTCCTTTGCTTGTTCTTGGTTTCCACGCCTGACGCCGGCGAGTTGACGGCCATTCTTGTTGGTTTCGCGCATGGCTGCGCCCCGCCCCATCGCTGGGGTGTGAAAGGTAAAAGAAAAGCCATCACGTTTCGACGTGATGGCTTTCTGGGATTCAGAGATTTCCCAGCGCTTTTCTTCGCGCGTATTCGGACCGCAGCTCGTCGGTCGACACATAGTCGCCGACGGACCAGCGCTTCTTTCCTTCGTTCCTGACCCATTCATATTCGTCCTGCGGCATGGAGATATCGCCATACTTGCGTTTGATTTCCGCAAGATGGCGCTCATCGGTGACTTCCTTCAAATCACCGGGCATAAACGTGAAACGGTCAGAACGATCCATAGGCTCAATCATAGCAGTCTCAGATAAACGATCGGCCTGCCGTCGGATGCTCCAAGCCCTTCGAAACGAAGAGCCCTTCCTCTCGGCAGAAGAATTTCGTATTCTCCCGGATGCTGAGTGATCGGCTCCACATACACGCCGGCGCTTCCCGGCGGTACCAGGATTCTTGTGGCGATGCGGTCTTCCCCATCAACGTCAATGCCTCCCTCCTTGATGCTGGTGGCCATGTAGCCGATGTGTTCGAAGGTGCGACCGGTATTCAAATCGAAAAGCGACTCCATGTCGTTGACGTGGAACGTCGACAACCGCATCTGCCTGTCGACCGTGAAACGTTCTCGGGTGATATGGTCGGATATCGCTTCGTCGATGCATTCGACCTGATGGATGACGTCTTTCGACGGGTTTCGTCCGCCGAACAGGTAGCCGTTGATACTTTTATAGCTGTCTCCGGTCCAATCCATCAAAGCCGCGATTTTCTCGTCGTTGGAGAATCTATCTCCAGGCATCCTGACGCTGTAATCCGACAATCTCGATAGTTCGGAAGCATTGATCGGAATCGATTTGCCGCTCCATCGAATCGTCGGTTGGGCAGTCACACCATCATTGACCTCATCGTGATAGATGCGTCTCAATTGGGCTAGCGTGTCACGCCAGTCGCCGTCATCGCCGGCCGCGGCCTTGGCTGCCTGGTACATTTCACGATACTTGTCCGGATCGTATCCTTTGAGTTTGCTGCTGCCCCAGCTTGGCACGATGTCGCAATCGCAGTCAGCATGGTATTGCATCTGCCGTCCGGCGGTGTCCTCGCTCAGGTAGGCGAAGCCACGCGAGGCGAGCATAAGGCAGAACGCGCATGTCTTAGCCCCTCGCGGCACACGCGCCCAGCGAGGCTTGGTGGGATCGTTGGTCACAGCCCTCTGCATGGTCAGCCGGCCGACCGTCTGAACCAGATTCTGCACGTATTCCAGCGCCTGCTCCTCGTCGGCGAACGTTGGCCACAGGTCGTCGATGGTTCTTCCGGCGTTGTTATGCACGACGCCGTTCTCATCTGGAATGACGTCCTTGTAATGCAATCCCATGAAGTCGGTGTTGTTGAAACCGCCTTCCATCTGCCAGACCGCACGGTCGGCGGTGATGGTCGGCGGCTCGTATTCCGGCATGTCGATTCCGCCGTATTGCGCCCATAGGTCGCGCACATGGCTGTAGTAGTCGGATGCGAGTTTGTTGGCCGCGTCGGCGTACCGGTTGATCTCCGCTTTGATGAGTTCCTGGCTTTCACCGTCCCAGACAAGTCCTGAAACGCTGTTGCCTGCCTCCTTCTGCAAGCGGCTCATGGTGTTCGTGTAATCCTCGTACAGGTCGTTGAGGTCGAGTTCAAGCCTTCTGTGTTGTTCCGGAGGCAGGTTCAGACTGTTCAGGCTCATTTCCGCCGCCTTCCGGTAGTTTGAGGCTGACCGGCGTCATGCCGGTGAATTCAATGCCTTTCAGTCCAAGCATCGATGCCGCGGATTCCGGTGTCACCCCGGCTCTGATCGCTACTCCCAGTGCGTCGAAGCTGTCCTTCAGCCCCCCCCCGCAACAGTTGATTGCGTGGAAGCGTCGGTCTGGCGTTCCCCGTCGTCCTGCGTCTGCTCCGTCTGTTGGCGCATGCCGCGAATCTGGTCGAGGACCTGTCCGGCTTGAGCCTTGCGCTGGTCGGCCTTCAAGCGGACGATCTCGCTTCTGCTCAATCCGGCGCGGGTCATGCCGACCTCGCTGTTGGCGAACGAGTCGATGCTGCCGGCGAGCTTGCTGAACGCGTCGGCGCTCATGGAGCTTGACGGAGTGTTGGGGTTCTTCCAGTCGACCTGCAGTTTCATCAGATCATCGTCTGACACCGATGGATCCTGCATCCGTGCCACAAGACGGGCTGCCTGCAGGATCGATTCACCGAAATCCCGGTCGCAATGGCGCGCCTCGATGATCAGGTCCTCGCGCTGCGCCTCGGTCGCGTCGGCGGACGTCGGGTTCGCGTCGGACACGATGCCTAGCGAGCTGGCGGGAATGTTCATCGCGCTGGCGAACATGGCGGCCCAGCTTTTCAGCATCGTCAAGTGCGGGTCCATGCTGGACGCGGCCAGTTGTGTCACGGTCGGGGACTGCCCGTCGATGTCCTTGCTGATCATGTTGTAGCGACCCATATAAAGCTTTAACGCGTCGTCCGTGCCCAATGAGGCGAGTTCTTCGGAAGTGCCTGTCAGCAGGATTTTTGGGAACGCGTAGAATTCGGCATTCGCTTCGGCGCGCACGATGGTGCGGTTCGCGCCGTCGATGATGGCCATAGCGTCCCGGCTGATGCGGGAGCGTCCGAACGGTTTGACCTCGGTAGCCTTGTAGGCGAGGCGGAACACACTGCACTCGTTGTCGATGGTGGGTTGCTCATCGTCCACGCGCCACCAGTAGCCGAGACGGCGCTGCACGCTGATGTTGCGGTCGGGCATGTAGAGCACGAGTCCGGTGGCCTCATTGTTGTCGTCGACGTCGGTGATGGCCATGCACGCCCTGACCCGCCGGTCGGGGTAATTCCAGACGGCGGCCGAGCTTTCCGCGGTATGCGTGCGGATGAGCGGTCTTCCTTCGAAGTCCCGGACGACGCTGAGGAACGAACAGCCGTGAATGAGCGCAGTCTGGATGGCCTGCTGCAGAACGCTAGTGAATCCGATGCGGCTCATGAAGTCCTGCAGTTCGAACGGGTCGTCCACGCCCGGCGAGACGAATCCCTCGAACACGCAAAGCTCGGCGAGCATATCCACAGCCTTGCGCGCCCACCCAAGCGGCGTGTAATGATCCTTGATGGACTTCGGCACAGTCAGTCCAAAATCAACCAGTGGCTCCTTGGCCTCGTAGTAAGCGGTGAGTGTTCGGTTGCGGCTCGCATGGCGCGTCCACACCTCGGCGAGTTCACGCAGCAACGCGTTCTCCTCACCGGAGAGTCCGTCGATGTGCGTCGGCACGACGAGTTTCGGCACCGTTCCGGCTCCTCCCGTAGGTTTCCACCCGTCCGGCGCTGCCGTTGTCTGGATGTCGCTCATTTAGATTCCTCCGATAATCTGTCGTCTTCCCGGATGTCGCTTCGTCGTGCACGCCCCGTACAGGGCGAGTGTGGTGGATACGAGCGGGGTTATGTCGATGTCACTGCCGAGTTTGTTCCAGGCGATCGCGCCGGACTGTCCCAATGGGCGCGTGGTCGCGCCCTTGACGGCCGCGGCCAGCTGCGGCTGGTATTCGTCCCGCGGGTGCTTGAGCGTTCCGGCTTTGAGCATGTCGAGGAACCGGCCGCATGCTCGGCCCATCTCCTGCATGTTCGTGACCGTGACCTTCACATGTGCTTTCTTCAGTTCCGGCAGCAGGCTCATGGCGGGCGACTGCGCGTCGATGACCACGCTGGCGGTCTTCGGCCAATGTTCGGCGAGCCAGTCCACGGCCCACATGGTTCCCGCCTGCCGCGCGTCCTTGATGTTCGCCATCTGGACGATGGCCGAACCGTCCGCGTACCGTAGCGCCGCTCCGATGGTCAGCACGCTCCTGTCCGGAGGCATGTCGATGCCGAAGCTCACGGTTCCTCCATCCGGCACGTCGTCGATGGCCGCGGCCTGCCACAGGTCGGGACTGATGGCGTATGCGGTGGCGGTCTCGTCCCATATGCCAAGCGCCTCACGACGGAATGAATCGTCCGACAGGTTGTTGCGCATGCGCATGATTGCCTGTTCGCTTGTACGTTTCGGATAGCTGGGATTCGCTTTAGCCCACTGTTCGCGGTCGTCCGGATCCGCGTCCTTGTCGGCGGCGAGCTCCACGTAGAGGAGGTTTCCGTCATGGTTCAGCGCATGCATGCGTTTCTCCGTGAACGCCTCGCACTGGTCTCCCGGCTTGGGTGGATTGCCCATATACACGACCAGGGGGTTAGGACTCGTGTTCAAAACCGGAATCATGTTGTCCATCGCGCGCACTGTGAGGATCTGCGCTTCGTCGAACACGGCCACGTCCACGCTGTGCAATCCTCGGCCGAAACCGTTTTCGCGGGCGCCGAACATGATGCGGCTGCCGGACGTGAACGTGATCTCCTGTTGGCCGTTTGCTCTGCGAATGCGTTCCACGTACCGGCCGAGCACTGGATTGTGCTCCATCTCGCACATGTCCGCGAATGTCTCGTCGCTGGTGCGCGTATGGTGGGCGGTCCAGATGGCTTTCAGGTTCGGTGTGAGTATCGCCTTGAGGAACAACGCGGTGCCGACGGTGAAGGTCTTGCCGATCTGCCTGCAGCTGGACAGCACGGCGCCGTCCGCGCCACACGCATACTTGCCTTCCGCGTTCTTGGCGAACAGAAGCCACAAGAAGCCCTGCTGCCACAAGTCGAAACGGATGCCGGCCTTGCGCGCGGCTTTGTTGATTCGCGTGAACTCGCTGCCAACGATGCCTTCCGGCTGGCGGAGGACCTTGGCGATTTCAGACAATCGACGCTCCGACATCGTCCGTCACCTCGTCTTCCTCATCGTCCAACAGGTCGGTCAGACCTCCGCCCTGGAGTGATTCGATGCGTTCGCATACGTCGATGAGCTGGCGGCTGATCGCAGGCAGTGCGTTTGCCGGTGTGGACGTGTCATCCATGGCCTTCTGCAGTCGGTCACGGTTGGCGCGCAGCATGTCCAGCATGCTGCCGTCCATCATCCTCTCGAAGCTCCGCTGGTCGAGATCCCTTTCCGGCTTCTGTTTCGTTTCCACGGCTTTGACGGGCGGCTTACCGTTCCGGTCCTGTGCGGGCCGATTCTTTTTCCGACGCCGATAGTCTTTCTGCCTGCATTTCGCGGAGCAATATTTCTGTTGGCTGCCCTTACCACTTGGCCTAAATTGCTTACCGCATACTTCGCAAATCATTGCGTTTCCTTCATTCCAAAACCAGTGAGGAACCCGAGTTCTTCGCGCAATCTTGTTGCAGCAGCTTCCGCCCGTGCAAGCGTCTTGAATGGACCTCTCTTGTATGCCTTCCTATTCTTGATAACCTCAACTTGCCATGCTTTTCGATCGTTACGCCAGTAGACACCACGGATTCCGGATTTGCTGTTCTTATTACAGGAAACACGATATTCGGAATTCTCCTGAACCGTTACTGTTCTCAAATGGTCTGGATTAACGCATGAACGGTTGTGACAGATATGATCAATCACCATCCCATCTGGGATAAACATGTTATGAGTCAATGCATATGCGAAGCGATGTGCCGGAACGGACGTCTTTGCCAGACGGAATGTGCCATATCCCTTTGGGTGATGAGCACCGTTCCATTCCCAACATTTACTAGGGTCAGTGCTTCTGAAGTATTTATTAAATCGTTCTATGTCAGATGCTGACGCTTTGAAAAAGGCCATATTCCGCCTTTCATTCAACGTATGCGTAACACAATTCGTTACGCTTAAATTTCAAGAGAAATATCGGCACTGCACCCGAGGCTACCCCAAGGGGGTATGGCCGGGTACCCTGCCCTGGTATCGGAGTCAGATGCCGAACGTTTTGAACGGCATCGAGCTTGATTTGATGTCCTGTTTGCCGGCCAGCAGCGCTCGTGCGTGTTCGTCTGTCTTGTCGCTCTTGAGCCTGTTGCATCTGCGGTGCGTGAGCCTGCAGTTAGTGAAGCTGTATGGATCGCCGCCGCGTGAGACCGGTATGAGTTCGTCTACTTCGGCGCTCATCGGATGTGGTGTCTTCAATGTCTTGTCGACTGGCTTGCCGCAGATGGCGCACACATCGTATGCGGCCAGCACTCTTTGCCTGAGCAGGCGCCGCCGGTATCCGTTGCTGACACGCTCGTTGCGCCGCTTGCTCATGTGGCCTCCCCGCATGTATGAGCCCCGGGGTGCCGTGGATTTGCCGACGACTATCTTCGCCGTTGGCTTGCTGGAATGCCGGTATAGGGGCTCCCGTATATGGACACTCCCGTGTCTTGTAGGGGCTCCCCATCATCTGCGAATACCCCTCCCGGATTGTCAATACCCCTACCCCGGATTTGTTTCATGGGTGCCTTCGGCGGGATTCGAACCCGCGTCCACACGCGGCCACAAGGAAGAGAATCCAATAAAGACTCGCGGCCGGTACGATCTACCACTGATTCCTACGAAGGCATACCGGCAGGCGGATTTGAGCATCACCGCATCACGGAAGCACGGGATTGGCTTGCCTGCCACATTGAGGTATGCCCACTCTGACGGGAGTGGGCGGAGCGTGTCCGATATGCCGTTCGGACAGGACGGGATATAACCCAAGGAGTTAGGAGAATCCATCGGTGGATATGAAAAGGGTTCAAACCGTTTTCCGGTTTGAACCCTTTAATCCACTGACAATTCTGCCTTGCACTTTGAAAAATGTCAAATCACGTCATGCCGGGCGAGGCGCGCGTGTACGTCGGACAGGCGGTACAGCGGCTGTCCCTTCTCGTTTCTGCCGGCCGGTTGGATCCTGCCGCGCTTACGCCACGAGTAGATCGTGTTCACGCTGCATTGGAACCCGCATTCGCGCAGGAGTCCGGCGCATTCCTCTGCCGTGAACGCTTTGCCGGATGCGATGCACTCCTTCAGGAAGCCGAGCCGCACGTCCACCACGCGGTAAGTGCCGCCGCATACGGGGCAGGTGACCTCGACCGCGTCGATGGGCGCAGACAGTTCGACACCGCACAATGGGTTCGGGCATCTTCCGATGCCGTGCTTGGAAGGCGGCACGTCGATGATGGACAAGGTCTTGCGCGCCAAGGATTCCCAGTCGTGCCAGATGATGTCGATGTCCGGAAGCCGGTTCAACCGTGGACATGCGGCGCAGACGCTCAAACATTCCAGCAGGGACGGGTGGATCCGGCCGTTCGCCCATGGCATCGCCGATGGCGCGTACAGTCTGCGCCACAATGCGACCGCCATGTCCCCGATCTCCTGCATGTGGTCGAGCACCGGCAATCGGATTGGCGTCGGTGCGGCTGGAAGGTTGACGCGTCCAGGCTGGCGGCCTCCGTAGTGCGCGGTCGAGTCCAGGAACTCATGCAGCGAATCCAACCATGCTGGATATTCCCGCAGCCAGCCGCGCATCAGCCCATCGCATCTCGCGCACATGGTGTCGCCGACAGCGCATCCTCCGCCGCAGACGAGGCACACACCGGCGAGCGCTGGTGTTGTTTGGCTGGTGTTTGTTGTGGTGTTGGTGGTGGTTGGCTGGGATTCGTTGGTTGGTTCGTACATTTGTTCGATTCCCTCCGGCGTGATAGTCTGGTTTGTGGTAATGCCAGAGCCCGGCCGGAAGGTCGGGTTCTTTGTTTATTCGGTGGCGGAGTCCTGTTCTTCAAGGTCGACGTGTTCGATCTTGGCTCTATGGCGGAGCAGACCGGCGTATTCATCCATGACGTCAAGCTGCCTGCTCAACAGGCTGATCGGACAGACGGGTTCGAAGTCGAGCGTGCCATCCGCATACCGCTGCAGCATGTCCCTGAGCCTGCCGGCACGAGCGGTCAACTCACGGTATTCGACGCGCATCCGCTCCTCATAATCGCCTTCGTCGGCGCTCGCGGGTTGCGCTTGGTCGGCGGCGGCGAGCACTTCGATGGCTTGGCGCAGGTATCCGTCGCGGATCCATTCGGATGCGGTCCGCCATTCCTCATGGATGATTTCGGTGGAATCCTTGCGGAGCGCCCATTTGAGCCCGAACAGACGTTCGGCGACGGCTTCGGTGCGCGCGTCGATCGGCGGCAGTGGCGGTTCCAGTGTTTCCTCACTCATTTCGATTCCTTTCTCTGTTGATTGTGCATGGTCTTCCAGGTCTTGTGTCGCAGCAGCCACACCGCCCATCCGGGCAGTTCGGTCCAGATGGTCAGATGCGAGGACGCGGCGTACAGCTTCCACCACCTGCCGCAGATGACGCAATGCTCTATCCTGCGCAGGCTGACCTCGTATTGCGCCGGACCGATGCCATTGCTCGCGCAAATGAATGTCCCGACCGCGCTCCGGCACGCATGCGGCGAGCGCCGTTTGTTACAACTGATGCTGTTCATCATTCCGCCTCCTTCTCAAGGATGTAGACGATTGTCGGCGGGAATGATGGCTCATAGCATATGTTCGGCTTCACCTCGTACTCGCCTTTGCCGCCGAGTCCAGGCAACACGTCGGTGCGCATCACGCTCCATCCGTCGGAAAGCAGACCGGCGAGCGCTTCCGTATTCTGCAGCTTCAGCGTGTACACGTCTCCGCTTGCCGCGTACATAACCGGCACTACCTTAAATTTCCTACTCACCGCTCCGTCTCCTTCTGCTCGTCCAACCACTTCTCAAAAAGCCGGTAAATGTCCAGCGGGATGGTCCTCACCGGCTGGAACTTCAGCCGTCGCATGCAGTCGGCGCACACCTCGGTGACTGTCTTCGTCTGACCGCCATAGATGAGGCCCACGGAATAGACAGGACTCGAGCACCACCGGCCGCACAGATCGCAGGTGTGTATGTCCATCGTGACCAACTCGTCACGCTGCGGCAGGAACGGATTCTCCGCATCCCTTTCCTCCATGGCATCGGCGAGCGCCTTTGTGATCTCATCCTTGGCGGTGAGGTAGGCGTGATACCGGGTCGACGAAATCTCGTAGAGCGGCCGGTTGCCGTCGCGGGATGCGGCGCGCACTGCCGCGAGTTCCTGGTCGATGAGCTTGTCGAGCGCGCTGATGGCGGTGTCTGCGTCCGTGTTGCTCATTGCTGTCTCTTTTCCTTGTCGTGTTGCGCCACCCATCTGCACAGGGTGTTGATGGTGATTTCGGTCACGTGGCGTTCCTCGTCGTCTTCCGGCGCGATGTATATGGCGCCGTCCTGGATTCTGATTTTCATCGTGGTTCCTTGTCCGCGCCGCTGACGTGGTCCCAGTCGCATGAGATTCCGGATACGCCGTGACTGCCGACGGTGATGACGCAGTCGACTCGTCGTGTCTCGGACAGCGTGACGATGCATTCCTTGATGCGTTCGTCGCCGGACTCTTCGGAGCATGTGGTGCCGGTGGCGGCGATGGCGTGGGCCGGGGTCGACGTCTTGGACGCACTGCCGCATCCCGCGAGCGCGGCGCAGAGCACGAGGGTTATGGCGGTGAGGGCGGCGCAGATGGTGTTTCTCATTGGTTTCATTCCTTTCCGTAGATGGCGAGGCTTCGTATGCCAGCGCTCATGCTGTTGGAACATGTGTTCGGATCGTGGGCGATGATGTCGTTTCCGATGCCCTGGAAGCGGAGGCTGGCGGTGCCGTCCGGATGTCGGATGAGTTCGAGCCGGCCGTCGATGATGACGTCCTGGTCGGTTTGGGCGATGCAGCGGCGGCCGATCAGGATGGCCGGGTCGGCCGACCGCCATTTATGCAGCGGGACGTTGACGCTCACCGCGGCTCCTCGCCTTCGTTTTCGCCCCTGGCGTCCTTTCCGGCCGCCTCGTAGCCTTCGTCGTACACGTCGTCGAGCAACGTCTGGAACTCGGGAGAGTCGAAGAACGTGCTGATGGCGTCCTTGGCCACGCGCCTCCATGGCTCTTTGCCCTCCATGGGCATCTCGTTCCATGGGCGTGGATGGCGGGCCCCGTTGCTATACCAGCGCAGGTAGATGGCCTCGGCCACCTTGTTCTGCGTCTCCAAACCGATCGGAATGGTCTCATGGTCTGCCATGATGGCTCCTTTCAATATGTTTCAGGCGGTTCCGGCGCGGTGCGGTCCGCAATGATGTAGGCGGCGAGCGCGACGCAGAAGGTGAGGATGATGAGCATGACGTGCAGAGCGAGCCATTGGATGGGGATCCAGTGGTGGAGGCCGATGCCGATGATCGGCCGGATGATGGCGTGCGGCACGAGCAGCAGCGCGGCGAGGGAGAACAGCGTGGCGAACCAGTCGCCGACGCGGCTGGAGATGCGGTTGATGGTCTGTTTCATTCCGAGGTTCCTTTCATTGTTGATACGGTTCATGGCCTGTTGACCACCCAGCCGATCAGGATGGCGGCGCATAGGAGGATCACTGCTGCGATGCTCATCACCACTTCCCTTTCAGGAGTTCGCGGTACCTCCTGTAGTCGTTGATGTCGCGTTGGATGCAGTCGCGTACTCTGTGTGGGCTTTGGTGGTCCTTGTATAGGTCTTCCGGGCATTGCAGGAATGTGAGGTAGCGGCGGAGCGCGGTCAAGTCGAACTTTCGATAGCTCAGCCATGCGCTTGGCCGCAGGTTCAGCCGTGCCAGAAAAGCCATGTCGAAGTCCACGTTTGTTCCCGCCGGGATGAGCGTGAACCGCTGCGAGAGCGAGTCAAGATATTCCTCGACCGCGTTGGCCACGGCGCCGATGCTGTCATTGCGAAACGAACTGTTCAGCAGCTCGAACAGAAGTCCGTTGTCGGTGTGCATCGAGAACGCCACAGGACTCATATCCAGCAGGTCCAGGCTGGCCGGACGGATGATGCGCGTCAGCGATCCGAACGATTGTTCGCCCAACACGTCGGTGCATTCCATGCCGACTTCCAGCGGGAGGGACGATGCCCTATCGATGCCGGTTGTCTCGAAGTCCAACCACAGGAGCGCGTCGGGCTTGGCCGCTTCTTCGTTCATTGTCGGTTTCCTTTCGTCTGGAGGAGGATGATTTCGGTCTGGGTGAGCGTGATGGCTGTCCCGTCCTGGTTGAGCCGGAGCCATCGGCCTCGCCAGTCGAACACCGGCACATCACGCGGATCCGCGCCGAGCGGGACTATCAGCCCGAGGCGTTCGGCCTCCTTCACATGCTGATGGACCCACCCATGACAGCCGGTCGTACCAGAACCGCACAGCTCGACGATGTTGGCCGGACTGTGCCTCACATCCGGATCCGCCGCCCGCCGCAGTTGACGGTGATGGCCGGAGCGTCCAGGC